ATAAAAAATAATCTTAAAAGTATATAAATGAGCGAAGAAATGTTTATAAAAGAAACTGTTGAAACAGAAGTCAAACCCAAGAAACCAAAAAAGAAAAGAGTTTTAAGTGAGAAACAATTAGAAGGATTAGCAAAAGGTAGAGCAAAAATGGCTGAAAAACGCCGTATTAAAAAAGAAATGGATAATAAAAGAAAAGAATTAGCGGCACTTGATACAAAAGCAGTAAAAGATAATCAGAAAGAAGTTAAAGCAGTGAGAGGTAGAAAGAAAAAAGTTATTGAAGAACAAAAAATTATTGAAGAAGATTGGAAAATAAAAAAACAGAAGGGGGATAAATCAAGTAGTAAGTTTAATAAACTAAAAACTGGCGCTATTAAACAATTAAAATCCAATGAAGAAATGGATGAATTTGAAAACATAATGAAAGGTGTAACTAAGGAAATGGAAAGAAACCCAGCACAACTATACGAATATTTAAGGGAACACGGAGATAGATTAATTGGAAAAGCAAAAAAAAAATTACAACCAGTTAAGGAAGAACCTAAAGAAATAAAACCTTCTATTAAATTAAGTATAGATGAGTTATAAATACGATAAAGCACAAGATTACGACCTTAATATGGAAGACGAACACGATAAGAAAAAGGATAAAAAAAAGAAAAAATCCAAAGAAGGATTAAAAGAAGATAGAGATTTAACTATATATCCAATCAAAATAGAAGACGATAAACTAAATGAAGGAGAGGATAAATACCCTTTAGTATCTCCAGTGCATTTAATATTGGTAGTAGGTAGAGTAAAAAGTGGTAAATCATTATTAATTAACAACCTATATTTATCTGAAAGATTTTATAAAGACGACTATGAAACAAGAATTCTAATTAGTTCTACCGCACACAATGACGCTATAAATAAATATATGATAGACGAATTTGATTTCGTTTTTGAAGAGTTTAGCGAGGAATTACTAGATAGTATTGTAGAAATGGTAAAGGCAGACGAAGGAAAAGGTAGGTGGTTAGTATTGTTGGACGATATTATCGGGGATGTAAAGTTTAGTAGGGGCGGAAGAGTAGACGCAATTTCTGCATTGGCGTCAAAATTCAGACATATAGGAAATGGAGAAATTGAAGGTAAGTTGGCGGTATGTATTACGACGCAATATTTCAAATATATATCTACTATTTTAAGAAACAACGCAACCGCATACTATATTATGGGGTCATTTCCCGAAGCAGAAATGAAAAAGATAGGAGAAGCACTATCATTTTTCGGTAATGGAGATAAACAATTTATGGAAATATTTAGAAGGTCTAGGGTAGAAGAATATGACTTTACATTTCTAAGCGTTCAAGAGTTAGAAGCAAGAAGAAACCACGACGACCTAATATGGAGTAAAAAAGAAGGTTTTACACAACCATACGGAGACGAAAAAAAACAATTAAGCAATCAAGATACAGCGAAATCAGAAAAACAACCAGCGCAGCCACAATCTGAAAATAAAAATATAGAAGAATAATATATAATGGCTGATTTTTCTTCAAGATTAAATCAATTTAGAGCAGGCTTACAAGACCAACAAGACAACTTTAATAAATTAGCGAGCAATATGTCTCAAATGGGTCGTAGTTTTTTACCCGATAAAGTAGCGCAAAGTATGGAATATACTGAAAAGATTGGTGGTTCTATGGTAGGTGTTGGTGCTGGTATTCAAAGTGGTAAAAAAATTGCTACTCGTATTATGAAAATGAGAAAAGCAAAAGCAGCAAAAAATAACAATACACCACAAGAAAGCGAAAGACCAAGTCAAAGCAACATAAAACAAAAAGCAAGGGACGCAGAAGGGGACGCTCAAACAGAACAAGAAGGTAGAACAACTACGCAGACGGATAGAATAGGTCAAGAAGCAGCAGACCCATTTAAAGACGCTAGAGAAGTAGGACAAAGAGGAGACGCTGGAGCTCGTGGAGAAACTCAAGATGAAAGCGAACAAAAGAACTTAAGGGAAGCGGGAGGAGAAGAAGAGGAAGAAGAAGAAGGAGGGGGTGCTACTGAAGCAGAAGCACCAACCTCCGATATTGGAACAAGTATTAGACGAGGTGGGGGTAGTGTATTAGGAGAAGACGCACCGCAACAAGGAAGTAGTGCTTCACTTACTGCAGACCAGCAGGCACAATTTGATAGATTAACTAGTCAAAAACCTATTACTGGAGAACCTAGCGAACAAACTTTAGCTGGAAAAACTAGACCAAACCCAGCAGCAGACGACGACTTATTGGCTGCTGGTGGAGATGAAGCAGAACAAGGGATATTATCACGAGTAGGTGGCGCTATTGGAGACGCTGCAAAAGCAGTTGGAAGAAAAGTTGCTGGTGGTATAGGAGATACAATAGCAGAAGCGGGGGTTGCTGATGCAGTTCCATTTGTGGGCGAATTGGTAGGACTTGGAATGTTAATTCACGGTATAGTAAAAGCGCATAGACACGAAGAAAACGGAGGAGGCCCCAAATTAAGTGCTACAAATCAAGAAGCAACCGAGCAAAGCGGTGGTTTTTCTACTGATATGTTAAAAGGTATGAGTGGAGCTCCCGGCATTGTATAAACACTTTTTTTTACTTTTTTTTTCTCAATTATAGTTATAATGAACTTTACTTGTATATCACCAAAAGATAATGGTTATAACTATAATGTGAGATATAATGAACCCATTATTATCCCCGAGAATGCTAGTGTATCTATGAATTTCGCACAGTTTGAAAGGGATAATAAAATCAGATTTACTACAGCACAAACTATTAGAATTGTAGCAGATACAATATACCCATATTGGGATTACCATAATAACGGTGCTGGTAAAGTAGACGGTGCGTGGAGACAAAATGTTCCAAGAAATAATACTGATTTACTTTTTGAAATACCAGCGGGAGAATATAACTTAAATGACGGCGAAAATTCATTACAAGCAGCAATTTGCAAAGCACTAGGAACTAGTGGGGATAAAGGTATTTTTAGTTTATTTAATACTACAAATAGCATTTATGGTATAAATCCACAAGCAAAAAATCGCAGTTTAACTTTACCTAATTTTATGTTAATTATACCACCTATAGATAGAGCAGAAAAAGGATTAGAAATAGGTTTTACACATAGTGGAGGACATAGTGCTTTTGGTTTACACGCAGACCACCAAGTAGGAATGGAAGCACAAGGACACGCATTTGCAGGTAGAGTTAGAAAATCTAATGCAGTTGCAGATGTTGCTTTAGCAGCAAACGGATTACCACAAGCAGGCACATATAATTCATACTGTTTATCAACCCATAACTACTTTCATATAGGGGTGAATGCAAATCAATATATAAAATTAAATACAGACAATACTGTTGTTATGAAAGACGGAGGATATGATAGTTTATCAAATTCTAATACAGTTCAATTTGTATGTAATCAGAATATAGACGTTCAAGAAGGTAATGTATTTGTAGGATTATATAGCGAACAATGTGCGGGTGTAGATGTAGGAGGTGCTGATGAAAGCACCTTATATGAAGGTGTAGGATTAACAGAATATATTAACAGAGCACAAATGGTATCAGCACAAGACGAAGGCACAACTGGCGGATTTTATCCCGAATGTTTCTTTGGTGTTGAAATTACTGGTGGCGCTATAACTACTGACGGTTCAGTAGAAGCGGGAAAACCAAGAATGATAAATATAATAGGTGGAAATAATCATATTTTTCCAATAACAACTGGTATTTCTAATATGAAAGTATTTGAAAGTATACCATTAGATGCAATTAGAGACCCTCACGATAATTCACCAGTATCTATAGGTTTTCAAATGTATTTAGATAAAAATAATAAAAACTTTTACCACCACGGAGAAATGAGTGCCTCAAGACAAATAAGAGTATATCTTACAGACAGCCACGGAGGACATAAAGTAATTTATGATACTAATACTAAATATCCACACCAAGGGGCAACATTTGCTAATGGAAGTTATATTACATTCCCCAATCAATTTTTTAGTGAGGGTAATTCAAACGCCGACCCAGCAGCAATTAGTTTAGCAAAAGCACAAGCTCAAACCCCTTTTTCTGTTATTGCGTGTGCTACTAAACAAGGCGAAGGAGTAGCAATTGAGTATTCAAGAGTTGGTAAACCTGCAGAAACAGAAGATAATAATACTTCAACTTCAATATTAGAAGAATACCATTTAGAATTAAGCGAACAATTAGGAAAATTATTTTTACCTACTAGTGGAACATTAACAATGACTTCTAAGTTTCCAGCTTATGTATGTTTAGACGATGTAATTCGTTATTATAATACTGAAGAAGCAGCACAAGGTGGATTTAATGGATTAAATATGGATAGTAATGAATTTATTTATAATAAGAATTCTATTATACCACAATTTAGAACCGACCAATTTTCAGTAGTATTAAATAACCTACCAATAAAATCTTTTAAGAATACTAGCGATAAATCTAAGAGTGGATATAGAAAACCTATAGTATCTTTAATTCCACACCCATTTAGCGGTGCAGTTGAAAGTAATGAAATGGGCGGAGTTATTCAAGGTTCATACCAACCTTCATACGGTATTGTTAATAGATTAAGTAATCAAGCAATTACAACTAATAATTTTGATATTTTAATATTAGATTTAGAAACAGATAAACCTGCAGAACAATTGACTAAATCGGTTATTAATTTTACAATTCAAGCCGAATAATCTAAAAAAAAAATCTATTTTAATTATATAAATGCCTATAATTAAGAAACCATTTACTCTCGCACCGTTAAATGATAATCCAGCAGTATTAACTCAAACAGCAGCACCAGCAGTATCTATTAGTGGTGGATTTTCACATAAAGGAGGATTTCCAACTATTAAATTCTCTATACCACCACAACCCGCAATGTTAGAAATGAATTCATTGAAACTTGTAGGACAAATTCTGATAAAGAAAGCAGATAATACACTTTTACAAGCAGTTAATGTAGGAACTGATTACGCCAATGGCGGAACTAACGCCAACGCTCAATGGACGGCTGGTAATATTGAAGTTGACGGAACTAATGCTATGTTGCCGCAAACAGCACTTAACCTTCCTAATTGGGGTGGTGTAAAAAATTGTATTGATAAAGTTGTTTTACAGTCTAAGAAATCTCTTATTGAATTATCGTCTGTTAATAACTACGGACAGTATGTCGGACTTACCGAAGCATACAACAACAACGAAGACGACTACATTGTTAAACCACTTATTAATTCGTTGAGTGGAGGAACTCATAGTGAGTATGTTAATAGACGAATGTTAAGTGCTGCTGCTTATCAAGTTGGAGATACAGAAGCACACGGATTACGAGAAGTTAATTCCAAATATATAGGACAATTCTTTAGTATTCCTATTCAGTTGGATTTAATGAACCAGCAAGACTTATTTTTAGATGATGATTATCTCGGAGGTCTTCTCATTACTATTCATTTGTCTAGTGATAATGCTGTATTCAATAACAGATTTAATAGAGCTGCTGGTAATGCAGTTGCTAATAACGATATGTCTTCTCTTTCATATTCATTAAAGAACATTAGACTTGAAGGGCGATACATTGTCCCCGACGGTAATGATATGGCGAATATTCCACCACAAATGAATTTAGAAAGTAGATTAAATCTTATTAATGATATTCATTCTTCAATAAACGCTAATTCATATACCCCACAATTACAGTCTGTTAAGTCAGTCGTCAATGTATTTATGGATACAGACCAAACAAATACTTTTACCAAAAACCAAAACAATTTCCGAATGCCTCCCGGCCTTGAAAGTTACCAGCAAGCAAGAAATGGTTTAAGATTTCCTTACAACTATGAAACTTTTAATAAACCTAACACCAATGACGAAGTAGTAAATGGGACTGCTGGCGTAAATGAAAAAAATTTATTCTTCCCAGCATTAGCATACGGTATGGCGGAAGTTCGTAAGCAGTTTGAAGCAGCCTTACTTGACGGAGGTAGTCCATATCATTCAAGCGCTTCATTGAAAACTACTAATGAAAGTTTGAAGGAGGATGTAGACGACGGTGCAGTAGGAGGAAACAATGTTAAAAATGATAATACTAAAGTTGATTGTATGGGTGTAGGTGCTGACTATACTTTAGGTGTAGGTATAACACAAAACTTCGTCAATCAAGATTATAACTTAACATTGAAATCTCGTGTTAATACTGGTGATGTAAAAATTTCAGAACAAAGAAACGGAGCAGCAATTTCCAACCCACTATTAGAACAATCATTCGTTAGGTATAATAGTATGTTTGATACTCAAAACCTAGTTAAGATAATTTAATAATCTTTTGATGTAAATCAATACCACCACATACCCACATTGTATCAAACCAACAACCTTTAGTTTTTTCTCCCTTTTTTAAAAAATTATATCTACCACTTGGTATTATAAATTGTAATTTATCAAAATACTTTTTTATCCATTTACTTCCCAATGCGTCAATAGGCATTAGTAATATGAATGGTCTTGCTAATGATAAGGCAAGTTTAACACATTTTTCTTTTACACTAAAAGGTATATTAGAAATCATTATATCAAATTCGGGATGTTCTCTATCAAAAGCGTCTTCTTTAGTATTCAAGCAGGTCTTACCCAATGACTTCCACTCTTCAATGACTTTCCCTTTACAATAGAAAGGGTCATAAATAATATCATAGTTAGTAATATGAGGTAGTAAATCATTGAGGACTTCTTTTGGAGTTTCGTAGTCGTCGTCTTTGAATTCAACGGCATTACCTTTATAGTTTAATCTACTATTATTATTCATATAAAGTAAAAAAATGTATTTATATTTATTATATAACTCAATATTCAACCTCCTCACCTTCTAACACCTCTATAGTAATATCCATATCTTCGGGTCTCAATATACTTAACGCCTTACTTCCTTTATTGCTACTTGCTCTTGTTAAACCCTCAC